AATCCTTCGTAGTTCCACTCCATTGGTATAAAGAGTGAATATAATCCTGATTTTGTTTGACCATTAGAGTTTCTTTTAGATACGTCAGAATCTGCATATAGTTTTTTAAAGTTTTCACCACCTTTTTCTAATGAATTCGATGTTGATCCCATTAAACACTTGCCTATAATTCTGGCACCCAAACGAAGCGTGGTTTTTGTAACCCGCCAGTTATTTAATATGTTATCAGGCCTTTCCCATTTACCGCTCTCATCATGCACTAAAAGCTTTAGCTTCTCACCATCATAAGAGTTATCTCCTGTATTCTTCCAGTCAATAGTTGTATCAAGACCCTCAAGCTCTATTTGCTTTTCTTTTGCCTGAATTGATTTACGGGTTAGCTTAGAAGCAGGAACCCTATATGCCAGTTCAGTCTTCGGTCGATCCATACCATCTTGTATAGGTTTGAAGAAAAACGGGTAGTTAACGGATATGGGTACAACCTTATCGGTAAACATTTTCTTTGCATCCGAACCGGTTTTTGATAATATACCGAATCTTGCATCACTTGAAATGGTAGCGAGGTTAACTGTTTCTCCAGAGGCCATAAACGAAAACCCACTCCGTCTGTTTTTAAGATAGCACATCCCATAGCTTCTGTTATCTGCCTTACAGGCTTCCCAAAATATAAAGAAGAGTCTGTTTGCTTCTCTGTAATCGGGGTGTCCAACATCGATCTTACTCCACTGCAAGTACATGTAATGAGTCCCAGTGATGTAAGTAGGAGTCCCCTTGTTATAAAACCAATAACCACTATCACGCCGGTTGAATTCTTCATCAATATAGCCCTCCCAATTGCTTTTAAACTCATCTGGATAGGTTTGCCAATCGAATATGCTTTTAATGTTTTTAAGCTCCTTAGGATAGTCTGAAACAACCCACTTGTTTGCTCCCTTCTTTAACCCTTTAGGTTCCGGCGGCAATGCTATACATAAGTTTTGAATCTCTAGTATTTGCCCTATCTGTCCACTCTTACTAATAACAACTATATCGTGTTCTTTGTTATAGCCGTATTTCCAAGACTTGGATCTATTAAGTCTGCTGATTGCTGTAAGCTTAACGTGCTCAGCCTCTTTTACTAGATTCTGCTCGTACATTATCTAGATCTTTTTTCAGCAAACCCTGAGAATGTTTTCTTTTCTTTTTCTTCTTTCGGTTTGTTTTCAAGTATTCTTTCTTCCTCTTCTATGCGAGTAAGTATTTCAAACGCGTCAAAGATGGCCAGCTTCTTAGTAGCAGCGGCATTTTTTAAGCGGTCAGCAGAAACATCATCTTCCGTATTGGTAATGATTTGCTCTTGTGCGACTTTTATAAGTTCTTCAACTGCTTTGCGACCAGCTAGGATTATATTCTTTTTCGCTTGTTTGGTGTCCATACTTGATTGTGATTCGATTCTGGGGAACTCGGTAAACTTTCTCCCCCTCAATATTAAATTCGTATTCTGTACCAGGTGTAAAACCTATAAGCTCTCCGTTCTCAAAACCTTCGTAAGCATATTTAACTTTTCCTATCAAAGGAAGTTCGTTATGTTCGGAGAACATTCTTTCGTCTAGCATAGGCTTAACAAATATAAAACCCTTCACAGGTTTCCATTCGCCATTACGTTTGAATGCGTAGATCTGATCAGGGTACACAAAGTATTTGTCTTCTTCATAATATGAGCGGCTGTTCTTTTCAGCACCCCGCACATCTCTAAATCTTCTGAATACATTATGGTGAACAATAACTTCATCACCGGGTTGTAAACCTAAATCATTTATTTTTGGTACAGCTTTGACAACGCCGTGTCTGCTGGTATAAAGATGGTTTTGCAATTCTGTATTAAGTAACAGAGTTACACCATTTATTTCTTTTTCCGATGTCGTTCTTTTGGCATACGGAGATATAATAAAGTTGTATATGCTTTGCATTACCACTTAAGATCATATTCGATAGATACAGCCATGTTCTTATTAAAGTCTTTCCACGGCATAACCAAATCTCCTTTTTGAATATAGATAGAGTACTTAGATTCCTCTTCTAATATGTTAACTATAGTATGACCGCCATACACTTCCTGTCCAACAGAATAATGCATGGCGTCATTTTTATAGTCCTTCCCGATACTAATCTTGCGGATTACTTGCATCATTAGGAGTGATAGCTCCATCTTGTAAGTTGATACTTACGTCTCCATAAGTTTTTTCTAAATCAGCTTGTACCTCAGCTAGCTTTGTGCGTAATGCTTTAACATTATCAATCAGCTCAGCTTTTTGCATTTCAGTTCCACCAATCTGCATTTGGATTTGCTGTAGAGCATTAACGTACTTTTGTACTTCAGTTAGCTCGTCTGCTGTGATTGCTTTAGCAACCGCTTCTTTCTTCTTTCCCATTTGATTTAATTTAATTTAATTGTTTTATTTTAAAATTAGCAGTTCCATCTACGGCGTGCTGCTCTACCACGTTCACTTGTCCAGCTTTTAGAGCGTGCACAAAATGCTTTGCGACGCTTTGCAGCTTTACTACCAGGCTTCAACTTTGAAGGCGGAGTGGTTACCGCTGTCTGCAATTTACTACCTGGATTATTTCTTTTATAACTTTCAACGCCTTTTTTTGTCATTCCACCACCGGCTGCAGCACCCGTTGCGCTTTTAGAACGAACTTCGTTATAGTTTTTTTCTGATTTTTTACGAGAAGGTGCATCACCTTTAGCTTTAAAAGGAGAATTGTTTTGTACGTATGCCATATTATTTGCCTTTAAAGTACCCTTTTTTCATTGGGGTAGACTTTTTAATACCTACGTTTTGGTCGTAGCGCATAGGAAAACCACTAAAATCAACGTCTCCTGGAGTTCTATCTATTTGAGCAATTACATCTGATCTTTCAATATCAGTTTGATTTGCCAGACGTGGTTTAGAAATAACTTTGTCATCACGTGTAGCACCCTGTGCTCTTTGGTTTCTTGAACGCTCTAAACTTTCAACGCTTGAAGACATGTCGGTCTGCACGTCAGAAACACCATCACGATAATTTCTAAGCTCTTGTACCTTATTTTTTGTTTCTTCGTCTTTATAATTAACTCCGTCGGCACCTCTTCGGAAATCACGACGTTGTGTACGGTTCGACATTAGTTTGCCAAAACCTTTTTTGCCGTCATCATCGGTTTCTTGGGCATAACGTTTTGCTAATTTATTTACAGCGCGCTTAGATTTTCTTTCAAGAGCGCCACCCTCACGTCTTTCTACAATACGATTTTGATAAGCCCCGTATGGACGGATTGCATCAGTTTCGTCTCTTGTATATATAGGTGTTGTGGTTGTTTCCTCAGTATCAGGTGTGCCCGGCGTGCCTGGAGTACCTTCGGTAACAATAGTATTATCAGCTAATCCTTCGGCTGTTGGGTTATGAGTACCATATTTTTTCATATTATACTCCCTCGCCGCAGCTCTTTCTGATTCAGGTAAATCGCTATAAAGAATGGTTTTCTTTTTGCCTGGAGTACCAGAAGTGCCGGGAGTACCTTTAGTTACTTTCGTATCTTTCATTATGATATCTCCGGGACCGTCTACTGCTTTTAAAGGCGATTTTGCTTTTTGTGTAATAGGTTTGTTATACATAATATTATGATTTATATGCTTCGTTTTCCCATTCTAGTTCCGAAGCTCCTTCATTGAGCTCGTGCCTTTTATAAACTTTCATTGGGGATTTAGTATCTCGTTTCCAGATTATTTCATTTTCAGTATAATCTAGTCGGTTTTGATGCATTTGATTTAAATGCACTTTTTCGTGCTCAACTGCTTCTTCTTTTTGCTTTGGTGATAACCCTTTATCAATAAAAATAGTTCCGTCACGATTAGCTTCCGCCATCACTTGGCCACCTAAATCTTTTTCAAATACAGGCGCATCAAATGTTGAGGTTTGCTTATCGTAACCGAACAGGGTACTTTTATCCTTAAGCTTAAAAGGCATTAGCAATCACACTTCCCTGTGCAACCACAGCTTCCTACATTAGTAAAGTTAGCACGCTTTTTACCAGCTGCATCTAATGTAACTTCTTGATTTGCAGGTGCTTTACCGTAATCAGTAACTGCACGCTTTGTAATAGGCTCTAAGTGATTCTTCATCGTTCTTTGTCTTTAATCATGTCGTCTATAGCTTTATTATAGACTTTATCAGTATAACTCTTGTTCTTGTAAAATTTGCTTGACCTACCGATTGGTAAATCTTCTTCCCCAAGCATAACTCGATACATGCGTGTAATCAAGCGTTTAGCTTTAGGTGACGTTGTGAAAACACTGTATTTGATTGTAGTCCTATTACGATGACGCCATACGTCAATCCAGCCATCATTTCGAAGTCTTTCCCAGCGGTTTTTATCCCATGCATAGGTATAAGTTCCTTCTATAAAATCATTACGCGTAAATCGATCTTTGCAATCTAGATATATTAGCAGCTCTAGGTCAGCATCTAATATATCGTAAGTCTTACAGGCCCATTTTCTAACGAGCCTGTAATACTTAAACAAATTTATTTCACGTAAATCCGCGGGTGTTAGTCTCATTCCACGATAACAACATCACCTACGGTAATAACATGAAACAACTCATCATTCCATTCGATACCATGACCAGCGTGCTTATCGTATCTAATAGTGTTTCCATTTTCAACACCAATCACTAATGGTCCACAGCTAACGACTTCAGCCTTTAGATACCTAACGTCGCTGTTTTGCTTTTCAGTTAATTCAAGGCCGGCAACTGTTTTAGCTGCCTCCTTGATTTTCTTAATGATAATATAATTATTTACCGCTTTCATCCATTCTCATATTAGAGATTACACAATCTGCAGAAATAATTGTTGTTGCTACACTGACTGCATTCTTCAGTGCGGTTTTAGTTACAAGCACTGGGTCAATAATACCAGCCTTGATCATATTTACTTTTTTACCCGTAGTAGCATCAATACCATAACCCTTGCGTGTAATTGGCTCTTCAAGCACAATATTTGCGTTTTCAAGAATGGTATTAAACGGAGAAACAAGAGCTCTAAGAAGAGCAGTGTATCCAACATTTTTATGTTTAATCTTTAGTGATGCATGCAAAAGCGCTGCGCCACCCCCTGCTACAATACCTTCTTTTAACGCGGCTTGCGTTGCATAGATGGCATCTTCTACTCTATCTTTCTTTTCTTTGAGCTCGACCTGTGAGTCAGCTCCTACATAAATCAGTCCAACCTTACCGGTTAACATTGATAAACGCTCTTCGAGCTTACCCCTAAAGTAAGGGTTTGTTTCAGAACCGATTCTTTCACGTACATTTTCAATACGCTCGAGAAGCTGCTCATGGTCGGTCTCTACCTGCATCACAGTGTTCTTAGAAGAAGTAACTGATTTTACCGCTTCTCCTAACACTTCGGGATTGATCAGATCCAAATCATCGCCAAGCTCTTCATTAATGACTGTAGCCCCAGTTAATATTGCTAAGTCTTCGATTGCTTCCTGCTTAGTTGGCCCAAACCCAGGTAAGTCTACTATGTTTACCTTGATATTGCCTTTTACCTTGTTAGCTAATAACGTTTGGTAAGGTTGTTGCTCAACGTCAGCGACGATTAGCAGGCTTCTATTCTTCTTTACAACGTGTTCTAAGACACTTTGGATCTTTCTTATATTAGGTATAGGCGAAGACACAATAAGGACCATAGGGTTGTCTAAAACAGCTAAGCCTTTGTCTTTGTCCGTTACAAGATGTGGTGATTTTAATCCTGAATCAAATTGAGTACCCTCTACAAACTCTACATAAGTTTCGTTTGTTTCGGATTCTTCCATCAATACAACTCCATCTTTTCCAACTTTGCCGAAAGCTTCACCAATAAAGCTTCCAAGCTCTTCGTCATTGTTTGTGCTAATGTATGCAACTTGCTTAAGCATTTCACCATCAACCGGAAGACTGGTAGTATCAAGATATTCCAAGATCTCCTTAGCACAGTCTTCAACGCCTTTTCTAATTTCTCTAATTTTGTCATCACTTATAAATTCACTTAGTTCTATTAATAATGAGTGAGCAAGGACAGTAGAGGTTGTCGTACCGTCACCTGCTTCACGCACTGTATTTCGGGCAGCTTCCTTAACTAATGTTGCACCGATGTTTTCGACCGGATCCATCAAGACTACGCTTTCTGCTACGGTTACACCATCTTTAGTGATGACCGGTCGGCCAAGAGCGTCTTCGTAAATCACGCATTTACCTGAAGCTCCTAAAGTGGACTTCACTGCGTTAGCTAACTTTTCGACGCCGGCCATAATTTTTTCGTTGGCAGCATTGCCAAACGTGAGATCCTTTACAATCTCGCTAGGGTTATTAAATTCCATTATATTAAATTAAAGTGTTTTGGTTTATTCGAATGTTTTAACGACCTTAGGTCCTTGCACGAATTCTAGACGCGATTTGTAGTGCGCTATCGATGTATCAATAGCTTGTTCAGCACCCTCTAATGTTTCCCTGCGAGTTACGTCTTTCCAGGAATCTTCTAATAGCAATTCTGTTTGATAGTAGCCATTAGGTAATTGTACAATTCTCCAGTTCTTTTTTTCTGAAGCATGTTCCCAGAAAGCTTTGGTTTCCGCGGATACTTGTTGGTTGCCACTGGTTGCAGTGGTAGTCCGGTAATAAAATGTCATTTGGTTTTTATTTTAGGGTTATTACTTACCTGGTATAATTACTTGCGCATCAGCTTAGTTAAGTCTTTTGTCTTATCGCCAGATCCCATTGAAGATCCAAACCAATACCCATATACATCGCCTAAGGTACGCAAGAAAAACCCGCTAAACGTAGTTATTAATCCTTTTTGTACTTCCGTTAATGTTTCCCAATCAAGTATGTCTGTAAATGTAGCCACCGCTAAGCCAATAGCAATAACCAATGTTATATAAGTTAGTATATCTGGCGTGCTTTTGCTCTTACCTAGTTCTCTAGCTTCTTTACGATCTAATACTTCTTGCTGGTATGCTTCTTTAATAAAAGCTTTCTTCTCAGCAGGTGTATCAATAAATCTGTCAGCAACCTCAGCTGCTTTGTCTAACAATGGCGCTGCACTCACACCTAGTAATTTTAATAATTTGCTCATAATGTATTTATATCGTTTAAACTCCGTATAGGTCGTCCCACACACTTAAATTATCTATAACATATTGTCGGCACTCTTCAGCACTAGCGTATTCAGTTATACAGTCTAGCCCCCCAGTCGTACACTCTACTATCCATTTGTCTGTAGCAATATTGCTATAAGGCTCTTGAAATAAAACTTCCGCTTCCACCGCGTCTTTCTGCTCAGTGGTCATTAAATAGTATGTGTTCATATTAGTAAGCTGTAAATGTTCCACCACTATTTGTTAGGCTAGGGAATGTACCGCTAGTATTCGTGGTGTTGTTTTCTAATCTATACTCAGCCAATAAATTGGTGGTTACGCCAGCATCAGAACATGTCATTGGAGTACCACTGTTATACAGAGCTGTTATTTCTGATTGTGTTAAAGTCTTGTTATACACACTTACTTGGTCTATACCACCTTTGAATACACTAGCATTGTTAGGTGAACTACCAACAGCATCCCCAATAGCTACGCTTCGTATATTAAAAGTTGTTAGGCTTTGAGAATTAAACTGAATGCTTTCTGGTAATTTTGTTCCATTCCAGTATAGATTCATACCAGAAGAAGTCGTGTCTGAATTATCACGTGTGAATACTAAGTGTACAAATCCTTCACTATTTACATTGCCTCTGTTTGTAGAATACCATCCGTTACTATTTACCCCCGTAATAGACGTATTATTAGTAGAAGAAATAGACCAAAACCTTTGATGAAAATTACCCCCACCGCCATATCTGAATCTTAACTGCATTCTAGCGCTAGTTGGATTATACTGAATAAAAATCTGGTTAGACCCACTTGGAGATGCCTCAGAAAATGAACCTAGCCATTGCATTTGGTTACTAGTTTCATCCACCCGAAACCAACCACTATAACTAAAGTCATCATTACTCCCAAACAATGTGCTACTGTGGTTAGTAAACCTTAATGTATCATTAACACCATCACCAAGCCAGTAGTAATCACTATCAATAACTGCGCTATGGTCGTAGCTGTAAAACTCACTCATGGCGTGAGGTTTATTACCGTCTGGTCTGTCCGTTGAAGCGTTTGCGGTGTTTATAGTACCAAAATCACCCACAGACAAACCTGTAAGACTAAGGTTTGGTTCACTACTGCCAATAAGCTCAGTAGCTATTTCTGATATTTTTATTTGTCCGCTGCTTTGTAACGCCATTATGAGAATATATCTGAGAACGCAATAACGTCTCCTTTAATATGTAAATCACCATCAGACTCCATACGAGCCACAAAATTATTATCTGCATAAAAATCTATACGTCTATTCGTAGAATCAAACTGTATGTAGTTGTTGCCATCAACACCAACGTGTGTAATACCATCTCGTAAATCAGGCTCAACACTAAAAGTAGTGCTGGTTAAATCAAGACCGCTACCTGCTGAATAAGTTGTGTCCGTATTCGTTGTGTAAGAAGGCGTTGCCCATACAGCAGTACCGCTTGATGAATACTTTAGGAACTGACCAGCAGCACCACCAGTTGGTATGTGTTTGTTACCAGCTGAAGTAGGGTGAACATATACTGTATTGTTATCTGTTTGTGTTAAGGTATTAGTAGATACATTATAAGATAAACCACCTGCGAGCGATACACTTACTCCAGCTGTTAAGTCATTACCATCAATGGACATTACAACATCAGATGAACTGAATGTCTCTGCAGTTAAGTATGAACTTAAATCTTGGTCACCTGTGTTAGTGCCTGATAGATTACCAATGTCCGTTATGTTCTGGGCAGACAAAGTGTTACCAGCCATTGCAGTGGTAGCTGTTGTACCTATGGTTAAGGGAGTTAAGTTACCTGTGTGGTAAATTTCTCTCCAAGCACTAAGCGTACCGCCTACGTTCCTTCTGAAATACAAGTCATCACTATGGAAACAAGCAGCAATATCAACATAGTAACCACTGTTGTTAGCATGGTTCATTATAATGTGATGAAACCAATCGCTAAATGGGTTGCCAGGTGCTGCTCCGTTTAGTCCCGTGCCTCCATTACCATTAAGGTCAGTCCATTGAAGTTGGGGGTCTCCATATGTGATTGTTGAACGCTCTAAAATTCTACTATGGTCATGTGCTGCTGCCGCAAAGTCCCCTGTAGCTGCCGCCGCTGCTGTTCCTAGTGTTGGAGTACCAGATAAAGAACTATAAGATCCATCAAATGCATCAGTAATCCCATATCCACTAATAGTTGTAGGAGTACTTGAAACTGTTGACCACGGAATAGTAGCAGTATTGCTCACTACGCCATTTACATTAGTCTTTAAATACCCAGCACCAAAGTTGCTTAGCGTAACATCGTCTGTAACGGATAAATCACCGTCTATGTCAACGGCCCCACTAGAGTTTACGTTCAGTATTGGTATACCCGATATATCTGATACCGCAAACAAGTCTCCTGTAAGGCTGTCTGTTATTGAAAACAGTTGCCCAACACTACCTTGTATGTCTAGGATTGTACCACCAGAGCCTTCTACTATGAGACCCTTCTTTACTTTAAATTCGTTCGCCATAATTATTACCTTTCATTTTCCAGGTTAAATATCAAATCTGTTCTTGTATGCGTTAAAGTTTTGTTTTATCTCTGTAGCTGTGTGTGTTTGATTATAAAGCTTTGCAATTGGTTGATGGGCATTTATATAGTAGGTTTGACTAGAGATACCCCAAGAATAAGCCCCTATAATAAGCGTTGAATCTGAAGGTGTTGTTCCTGATAAACCAGTCCCAGTTGTTTGTAAAACACCATTTAGATACAGTTTATTAGTTCCGCTAGAGTACGTATACACTAGGTGTATATACTTGTTTACATTGGCCGCTCTAAAACCAGATATATTTATTGGATTTAAAAGTGTAGTAGAGTTGTTTTTTGTGTAAATCTTTAATGATCCGTTAGGGTCTAATCTTACAACCCATCCATTACCTACACCACTATATCCACTAGAGTCTGACTTAAAGTTAGAACCAAATCCACTATAAGAACTGTCTGAACTACTTATTTTTACAACAGTTTCATAAGTATAAGAAC